CTATCGCACAGCACGTTGCAGCTTGTTTCCGAGCAGAAAGAGAAACATTCGAAGCATATCAAGCAGATAACTCTGTTGACATTAAGTCTACTTTTATGACTGCTTACACAACAGCTATGGGATATTAACGATGTCTCTATATGAATCCACCAAAGAACTGCATCATGCTTGTGAAGCACATCCCGTGGGTCAACGAATGGTCTCTGGAGCAATCACACCTCATGAATGGGCTGATTGGCTATGGGCAATGAGAGTAATTCATTCGGTCATCGACGATGCAGTTCCGGAACATATGTCCCGAGATCGAGCCTTAAGTACAGATCTTGATCTTTTGGTTCAAGCTCGTCCCAGTAAGTCTGCTCTGTTGTTTGCTGGTTCATTGGTTGGGATTGATTGCCAAGGAGCCGCATACGTCCTCCATGGAGCACACAGGAGTGGTGGAAGGGTTCTAGCCCCTAAGATGGCAAAGAGAGGTCTTCCTACAGCACATACGACTTATAAATATCCTGAGATCGCTCAAGGATGGATTTTAGATGTTCGATCTAAAGTGGAACTTGTAGATCAAGCTAAAAACACTTTTCATTGTCTTCTGTCTGTAATGGATGAAATTGAAAGCCGTAGCCTCTAAATAGATAAGTTGCTATTTAGGATGTGTTTAGTTAGTACGTCACTAATCGGACACATAATAAATGGATATTTGCCATGCTGACGCTTAAAGAGGTTCAAGATAGTCTACCTGCTGGTCACAAGAATCATATTACACAAAATATGGTTGATCAGTTGAATAACCTGTCGAAAGATACAGAAGAATCTCGGTATATCCGGGAGAATTTTATTTCTTTCAGTCAGGTACTTCAAGAGGGTCGTTTTAAGCTGGGTGATTATGTACGTGCAGTAATGTATGTCAGTCACAAAGTTATGGGAAAATCGAATCTCGATTCTTATAAATCTACTTTTCCAGATCGTTATGCTCAGATGGTATCTGATGGCCGCCAGCCTAAAGATATTGCATCCTATGTAGCAGCTTACAATAAAGGTAAGCTGGTCAACTTGGTTTATGAACGAGCCATGATTCCCACATGGGTTTTGAATCAGGATATGTTCCAAGCGGCTCTGAATACGCAGTATGAAATCATGAACGACGTAGGCGTGAGTGATAAAGTTCGTGTGGAAGCTGCAAACTCGATTCTGACTCATCTGAAGAAACCAGAAGTGAACAAAGCTGAACTGAAGGTGGATATCGGTATGAACGATGGCATGAAAGCTCTGGAACAACGTCTGGGTGAAATGGCTGAGATGCAGATGAAAACCATTGAAGGAAAAGCCATGTCCGTGGAGGATGTTGCAGGAATGCCCCTGAACATTCCGGAAGCGGAGACTGTGGATGAGTAAATTCTTTGGGAACAAGACGGTAGATGACTACCTCAATGAAGTGGATTTCGATTGGCTGAACAACGGAGGTTACATTCCTTCGAAGTTCAGTCTCGAATTCATGAACTTCATCAAGCTGTGCAATGATGGTCGTGGTGAGGACAACAAGACTCCCACGATGCACTTGGCTATGCTCGACAAACTCCCAACCAAGAAAAAGAAGATCACCAACCTGTGTGCTCGTGGTACTGCAAAGACCACACTGATGGCAGAATATCTGACTCTATATCTGGCTATGTTCAACAAGATTCCGGGATTTGGTTCAGTTCCGGGGATGCTGTACATTTCGGATTCCATGGACAACGGTGTGAAGTCTATGCGGGAATCGGTGAAGTCTCGGTACTACTCGTCTGAGTTTCTTCAGTATTGGCTTCCCGAAGAAGGAGTCCGTTTCACTGAGAACTACATGGAATTCTTCAATCGGAATGGCGGTCGTTTTGGTGTGAAGATGTTCGGTGCAAAATCCGGTATCCGGGGTACGAAGATCTTCAATCGTCGTCCTGTGCTTGCAGTGATGGATGACTTGATTTCAGATGCGGACTCCAAGTCTCCTACTGCGATGGAAGCGATCAATGAGACGGTCTACTCGGGTGTGCAGTATGCTCTGGATCCTACCCGTCACAAGATGATCCTCAACGGAACTCCATTCAACAAAGACGACATTGTGTATCAGGCAATTGAGTCTGGTGCATGGGAAGTGAACGTCTGGCCTATTTGCAAAGACTTTCCTTGTACGGAAGAAGAGTTCTCGGGAGCTTGGGAAGACCGATTCACCTTTGAATACGTCAGGGATATGTATGAATCGTCTGTGAAAGAAGGCAAAGAAAAGTCGTTCCGTCAGGAGCTTATGCTTCGGATTACCTCTGATGAATCTCGCTTGGTTCAGGAAGAAGAGATTGGTTGGAAGTCTCGACAGCACATCCTTCAGCGCAAGAAGGATTACAACTTCTACATCACCACTGACTTTGCTACGTCGTCCAAACAAACCGCTGATTACACTGTGATTTCTGTCTGGGCCTATGACAAAGACGGCCATTGGACATGGGTAGATGGTCTGTGCGAACGTCAACAGATGGGCAAAACTATCAATGATCTGTTCAACTTTGCACAGGAGTATGAACCTCAAGGGGTCGGTATCGAGGTCACTGGTCAACAGGGTGGTTTCATTCCATGGATCATGGCCGAGATGGATCGTCGGGGTGTTTACTTCAATTTGACCCATGATCCAAAAACTAACAAACCCGGAATTCGTCCGATGACAGACAAACTGTCACGGTTCAATCTTGTGGTTCCATTTTTCAAAGCTGGAAAAATTCATTTTGCTGTGGAAATGAAAGAGACGAAAACGATTGGGCTATTCATGGAACAAATCAGTCTTGCAACTCGGGACGGTATTATGGGCAAAGATGACTGCCTAGATACGATTTCAATGCTTTCTGTTATGAATCCATGGAAACCGAATCCAGAAGAAGAACAAACACCGGAAGAGGTATCGACTGATGACCCTATCTGGGGTACAGAGGCCGAAATGGATGAAGACGCTGGCATTGATGCCTATGTGGTATGAGGAATGATACATGCTATTCACAGATTTCATTACCAAGCTGGCTTGGAGCCAACTCAAAAATACGGCAGCCGTAGCCGATCAAGATCTGGGTGAACTGAATCCGGGACACGAAGATCAATTGCTTGACCTGACCAATCAGGGGCTGACTGATATTAGCACTCGATTGAAGCTGTTCGAGACGACGTATGCGCTGTCTTTTATCCCCGGACAGAACATCTACACACTCGATGAGAACCTCGATCCTGTCTTCTCTGACTATGTACGGCTTTTGTCCGTACACGGTGTTCACAAAGACATGGACGTGATTCCAGAAAATGAACAAACCTTTATCCCAAAAACGAACAACCAGATCACACTCCCCTCCCCCAGCACGGTGCGATTCACCGATGCTTTCATGGCTGATTATGCACCTGCGGTTGATCTGAAATTCCAGACTCGTCATCCGAAGATCGGACTAAATGACGCAATGGAACTTCCATATCATCTTTATGAAGTGCTGGCACTTTATGTCTCAGGGTTGTATCTCAGCCACATGGGTGGTGAACAACACACTGCGAAGGGGGATTCCTACTATGGCCTGTACCTGAAGATGATGGGGAATGATGTCATTGAGAACAAATCTCAGACATCAGAGGTTATGGATGAGGATACTCGCTTCCAAGACAGAGGTTTTGTCTGATGAGCGATGGTAGGGATCCAAATCTTTTCTTCGAAGTTTTCAACCAACGTGCTGCGCTTCTGACGTTTTTCGGCGCATTGGGTGGATCTGTGCGTGCCGCAGTCTTGAAGACCACTTGGCGTGAGGGTCTTCGAGTTGTATTCGTAGGCGGAGCCGTCGCATTTGGCGTCGGTATACTTGGGCCTGTGATTATGCGACCATGGATCGGAGATATTCCTGATGAGATGGTAGGAGCGATGGGAACTCTTACCGCTGCTTCATTTCTGATTGGTCTTGTGGCTGTAACACTGGTTGAACGGTTTATCGCTGGTGAAGCCAATGAACCAACGAAACCTACTGTTCGCCAATATGGCCCTGATGGTCGTTTGGAAGAGGAGGACCAAGTTCCTACCCCGGAGGAAAACCAATGACTTCATTTGTTCCAAACATGCGCGCCGACAAAACTACCAGAAATCGAGATGATCTCCGTGTGATGATCGCTGGTTCGGTGTTCTGCATTCTATTGGTTATGCTTCAAGGAACATACGTCAAATTTTATGACACCTTTTTGGCTGATCGTCCTTTTGTCAGTGCCACTGTAGAGCTTGTCTACGTGGATTCTGATCTGGCACCTTTGGTCAAGTATGACGCTGATGCGCTTCAACCTTCATCGGGAACATGGACTGCTGCTGTGTATCGGGAAAATGGTACTCGGTTGACTTCCCGGAAAGGAAAAGGAAATTACACTGACGCGAAAGACGACCCCAAATACTGGAGTTGGTCTGGATGGTTTGACAATGAAAACTCAGATCCTCCGGATGTTCCAACGGAACCCTTTTATGTCTGTGTTCGATACGATGTGAAAGCAAATGACTCGGGAGTTGATGATTCCACGAAGAACTTTTGTTCCAATGTTTTCTACCCCAATGAACCAGAACGAAACACTTTGATCGACAATCTAGCCAATGAGGAAATCATCCGATGAGCATCACAGTACGCGACTACCAAGGACGAGTGAACGGCATTCTGCGGGGTGCTGTTCTTGAAGTAGATGGGATCATGGGTCCGAATACTCGAACAGGTATCGAGAAAGCCATGCGAAAACGTGGAGTCTCCCGTCGGCAAGATCTCTTTGATCGAGGAGTTCGAGGGATTGTCTGGCATTGGACGGCTGGAGCCAAAGGCTTCATTGACCTTGAAACGAAAGCCTACAACTTTCTTCACTCTACGACGGGTGATACCATTCAAGGCGACGCCACTGTGGCTGAACAAGTCATGTATGATTGGCGTCGTGGTATTGGTGCCTCTCATACCAAGTCGATGAACACTGGATGGATCGGCCAATCTGTCGATGCTATGGCTGGTTCGAAGCAAGCGAATCCCATGGTTTGGGGATCCAACCCCATCACTTGGGAAGGCATTGATGCAATGCTGGAACAGTCTGCTGAACTGGTTGAGGAATACAACATTCCGGTCTCGAAATGGACCACTCTCACCCATGCAGAAGTCGAACCCACTCTGAGTGTGAAGCAACGCTGGAAATGGGATTACACTGTGCTTCCCGGTGATACCAATGGTTTCCAAGACCCTGTAACCATTGGGGATATTCTTCGAGAACGACTGCTGGAGCGATTTCTATGATTGGAAAACGTGAATTGATTGCGTTGGGTATCAGCCTCACCATGATTGGTGGGGCTTTTGCCTTTGGAGTTCACAAAGGTACAGTTTGGCAAGTTGCAAAGAATTTGGAAGCCAAGCGAAAGCTTCAAGATGAAATCCTTGATTTGAATGTCAATCTCAATCAGAAGAACGCAGAGATTCTTCGGCTGAATCGGGAAAAGGAAGGTTTGATCAATGACCTTGAACAACAAGCTCTGGCAGCCGAAGGTGCTGATAATCCCGGCGTTGCTACTACTGGCGGGTTGCGCCGGTTGGAACGCAGATGGAGTGAAAGTCCAACCACTCCCTGAGAACGTAGTTGCTTCTTGTCCTCATCCTTTGGCTGTGATCAAAAGCGTCTCTGGCACTTCCGTTGGTTCAGATGAACTTCGGATGGGCCGTCTTGGCGATGCTCTTATCGAGTGTGGTCAAGAAAAGGATATTGCTGTAAAGGGGTATCAGCAACTGACTGAAATCCTGAAATAAGGGTCTGACCATGGAAATGAATGACGAATACAAGGTACAGTCGGAAAACCGGAACGAGATGTCCGGTGCTCAAGACGTGGACCCTGAACAACTGGATGTGAAGCCCAAACCAAAACTCACCAAGTGGAAGAAAGAACCTGATCTGGCAGATCTGCGTCAGGATCTTGAATTTGCACGTCAGGAAACTGACGACCAGAAAAACAACGTTGAAGGATGGCTGGATCTCCGGAACGCAACAGGAGCAGAAGCCCCCAAGAAAGCGAAACCGGGTCGATCTGCTGTTCAGCCCAAGCTGATCCGTAAACACAACGAATGGCGCTATCCGGCTTTGAGTGAGCCTTTCCTCAATACCGACCGGATGTTCCAAGTGCTTCCGCGTACTCACGAAGACGCACCCAAAGCCAAACAAAACCAGATCCTTCTGAACTGGCAGTTTGATACCAAGATCAACAAAGTGGACTTCATCGACCGCTATGTCCGAACTGCTGTGGATGAAGGTTCTGTGGTGGTTCGTGTTGGCTGGGAACAGGAATACCGGACTGAGAAAGTTGAAACCCCGAACTTCAACTATTTCCCGGTCCAAGATGACCAAGAAGCTCAGATAATCATGCAGGCTGTACAAATGATGCAGGCACAGGTTCCTGATTGGGAATCTCTTCCTGAGTCGTTGAAAGCTGCTGCTGAAATGAGTGCTGAACTCGGTCAACCTGTCACTGCTGAAGAAGATGGGGTGATTGAAACTGTAGAAGAGCGGATGGTGAAGAACTGTCCGTCTGTTCGTATCATCAACGTGGCAAACCTGTTCGTCGATCCGGCATGTGATGGTGACTGGGAAAATGCCCAGTATATGATCTATACCTATGAAGCCACTCCGTCTGAACTGAAGTCTCGGAAGGGTCAGTATCAGAATCTGGATCAGGTGAATTGGGAGTCTGCAAAGATCCAATCTCAACATGGGAACCCAGATCACGAATCCAACACACCGAACAACGACATGCGTACAGGTTCTGGATCTGGGTCTGCTGACAAACAGAAGGTTCTGGTCTACGAATACTGGGGCTACTACGACATCTATGAAACTGGTGTCATGGTTCCTATTGTCGTGACATGGGTTGGTGAAACCATCATCGAGATGCGTGAAAACCCATTTCCGGACAACAAGCCTCCGTTCGTCATCATTCCATATATGCCCATCCTCAAATCGGTCTTTGGTGAAGCTGATGCGTCGCTGCTCCAAGACAACCAGCGGATTATTGGTGCTGTCACTCGTGGGGTCATTGACCTTATGGGTCGCTCTGCCAATGCTCAGACTGGGTATGCCAAAGGCTTCCTCGATCCGATCAACAAGCGTCGGTTTGTGAATGGTGAGGATTTCGAATTCAATCCGAATGGTGATCCGAAAACCAACATCCGTCAGATGGAATATCCGGAGATTCCTAACTCTGCTCATGAAACCATTCAGATGCAGAATGCTGAAGCTGAAGCACTTACAGGTGTGAAGTCGTTCAGTGGTGGGATCTCTGGTGATGCTTACGGACAAGTAGCTACGGGTATCCGTGGTGCTCTGGATTCGGCTGCAACTCGTGAGATGTCGATCCTTCGTCGTCTTGCCAAAGGTATGCAGGATATTGGCACCAAGATCATTGCCATGAACGCGAAGTTCTTGAGTGAGAAAGAAGTTGTTCGAGTCACAAATGAAGAGTTCGTTGAAGTGTCTCGTGACGAACTCGAAGGTAACTTCGACCTCAAAGTTGACATCTCAACTGCTTCTGTCGATGAACAAAAAGCCAATGATCTTGGTATGGTTCTTCAGACGGTTGGTCCGGATATGGACCCCAATCTGCGGAAAGTCGTGCTTGGCAAGATTGCAGATCTCAAGCGTATGCCTGATCTCGCAGAACAGATTCGTTCCTATGAGCCTCAACCTGATCCGATGGCTGTGGAAAATGCCAAAGCAGAACTGGCAAAACTTCAGAGTGATACTGAATTTAACGAAGCCCGTGCAGAAGAAGCTCGTGCTCGTGCTGCCAAACTGCTGGAAGAGGTCAACAATGATGTCTCTGGTGTCTCTCATCAGCGGGAAGTTGAGAAGATGGGTGCTCAAGCTGCTGGCAACCGGAGTCTGGAAGTTACCAAGGCTCTGCTGGAAGGTGAAACTCCTCCTCCGAATATCGAGGCAGCCGTCGGATTCAACGCTCTGTCTGATGCCAAGGATGACGTAAAAGCTGGATCAGGGGTTGTGTCTCCTGTTGCAAGTGGTCCTGCACCGGGTCAGCCTTCAGATGCTCCTACCCTTGGTTCAGGGTTTTCAGACCCTTCCATGGTTCCAGAATTTGGCCAAGGGGGTGGACAAAGAGTTCCAATGGGGCCATTAAGTAGCCAATAAGACTGAAGGGGGACTGAAACCCCAGTCCCCCGGTCCAATACTGGAGACTGCACATGGATCTGTACAACGCATCCACGGGGGAAGAAAATGAATCCCCCATCGAACTGACCCTCGAACAATACGAAGAAGCCAAAGAGCATTACAGTACGATCATTGAACGTGCTGATGCAGCCCGTCGTCTTGCAGACAATGAAGATTTCAAGTCTCTCGTGATGGACGGGTATCTCACCGATGAACCTCAACGACTGGCAGAACTGGTTTCGTCTGGTCGTCTGAATGAGAAAGTCCGAGACGACTGTTCTCGTCAGTTGGTTTCGATTGGTGATTTCCGAAACTACATGAAGAACATCATCGAACAGGGCAACATGGCCCGCGATGAGATGGTTGCTCTCGAACAAGCTCGTGACGAAGCAATCAAAGCAGAAGAAGCGGCAGCCGGGTAATCCCGGCTTTAGCCTTTCCTTCTTTCCCCTAAGCCCAATGATGGAGAATAATCATGGCTAAAGAACCTACCACTCGCGACGATTTTGAAAACATGAGCGATGAGGATTTCCTCAAGCTGTCAGAAGAAGACTATTCAGGGAATATCTCGGACGGTGAAACATCTCTGACAAGTGAGGAAAACTACGATGCCCCAGTACAAGGATCGACCAACTCCGACGAACACACCGCAAATCGAGGTGAAGAAGATGACGGCAATGATCCTGACGGGTCTAACGCATCTGCTGACACTGGTGAGTTTGGCGAGTCCAATACTGGT